GCCGAATCCTGCGGCTTCGAGACTGATTTCTTAACAGTCTTCTTAACACTAATCATCTTCTTCAGCTTAGCCGGAACTGTCTTGGCTTTGAAGAACTTCTGAACATCACCATGAGTCATTCTGGTGTTAGCATTAGTATAGAATTTATACAGAATCGCTTTGAACATCTTGGTTGACTGATAGTTATTTTCAGACTGACCATCGTGCAACTTGGCTAAGTGATACGCAACAGCTTTAAACTGGTTGGCAGTAGCAAGACGGCTTGAATCAATCGATGAATAATCCATAATCAAATCCTTTCGGTTTGTGAGTTTGTCGTCGGGGAGGGCCACCCTAAGTCCTTCTAAGTTTTAAAACCCTCACTACGTGAGGGGGTTTTAAAACTAAGAAGGACTAAGGGAATTTTGAAAACTCGGCTGTCGCCAGAAAGGGATCTATTAATTTATCTCAAGTTTTTGAAAATGTTAAGTTTTTTAGAATTGTTAGTAATTTCTACAAAGATCTTTAAAGCTTCTCTAGAACTGGTAACTAGAAATACTCTGAAGATTCTGAAGTAATTTAACCTTTCCCCTGAGATTTAAAAGTTTTTATAGTTCTTTTAGATTGTTTCTTTGTTATAATTTCTAGAGATCTGTAAGATTATTGAGCCGGGGCAGGAGGCCACCCCCCACCACCCCCATATATACTCATTCACGCACAATTTGGTAGGTTTTGAATGTCAACTAGATTGTGCCCCCACTTCAAAGACTTCAAAGGCAATGGCGGGGCTGGTAAGATGTATATGTACCCGGTGGGCTACATAATCTATTATATACTTGAGAATTGATTTTGTCAAGACTTATGCCAACTATTACCAAAAAATACTATATATAACACTTGACAGTTTTTAATATCAGGTATATAATGTATAGTTATGAATAAAGAATTAACTATAAAACAACAATCGTTTCTTGATCATCTTATATCTTGCAACGGTGACGCTAAAAAAGCAGCAGAGCTTGCGGGGTACGCGGAAGGCTCATATACATCCGTAGTTAAAGCACTTAAATCAGAGATAATTGAACTAGCTGAGAGTATATTAGCTCAAAGCGCCCCTAAAGCCGCTCTGAAGCTCGTTGAGGTAATGGATAGTGATAACCCTATACCTCAAGCTAACGTCCGTCTACAGGCCGCACAGACAGTCCTAGACCGTGTTGGCCTATCAAAGACAGACAAACTAGATGTAAATGTTCAAGGATCGAACGGATTGTTTATTTTGCCAGCTAAACAGGAAGTTGTAATTGAAGGCGAATATGAAGAGGCGCACTAGCAGTACGATTCCATTTGGTTATAAACTAAAAGAAGAATCAAGTGAGTTTCTAGAAGAAATACCAGAGGAGTTAAAAGCCCTCAATAAGATCGTTCCACTCGTAAAAAATAAAGTTTTATCTTTACGAGAAGGGGCCATGTGGCTAGAACATGACACAGGCCGAAAAATTTCTCATGCTGGCCTAAAGAAAATAGCAGATCGGTATGAATGATTGGGATTTAAATCCTGACAATTATGTTCGGGATGAAGAAGGGGAGTTTATTCTTAAAAAGGATGGGACTCCCCGCAAAAAGACGGGCAGGCCAAAAGGGTCTTCAGGGCGTGGTTATAACTATCACTCTGAAACTAAGGCCAAATTAAAAGCCCGCAAAACCGTTCGCAATAAAGAAAAACGGTTAGCGCAGGTACGCACCAAGCTTGAAAACTATAAAAGGTCACTTAACACTTCTAAAAAAACTCTCCATAAATTAGAAGGAACTGAGGCAAAATCAGAAGGAAAAATAACTACAGAAACTGATGATTTGCCCAATTCGTTAAGGACTGTCGCAGAAGAGAATGTCATATTTAGGCCCAACGATGGCCCACAAACAGACTTTCTCGCCGCTTCTGAGACTGATGTTTTGTATGGCGGTGCGGCTGGTGGAGGCAAGAGCTACGCGATGCTGGTTGATCCGCTTCGTTTTGCTCATCGGGCAGCGCATAGGGCTTTAATCCTGCGGCGCTCTATGCCAGAGTTACGCGAGCTAATTGATAAGTCTCGTGAACTCTACCCGAAAGCCTTTCCCGGTTGTAAGTACAAAGAAGTAGAAAAGCTCTGGAACTTTCCGTCTGGAGCTAAAATAGAATTTGGATTCTTGGAGAGAGATGCAGATGTATACAGATACCAAGGTCAAGCATATAGTTGGATCGGGTTTGACGAAATTACGCACCAAGCTACAGAGTTTTCTTGGAACTACTTGGCTTCACGACTGCGTACAACAGACCCTGAGATTATACCATATATGCGGTGTACAGCTAACCCCGGTGGCGTTGGCGCTCATTGGGTTAAAAAACGATATATAGATCCTGCTCCACCCTACGATGCTTTTGTAGGTAAAGATGGACTAACAAGAAAATTTATACCAGCTAGATTAGAAGATAATCCTTTTCTAGCTGCTGACGGGCGGTACGAACAAATGCTAAAAGCATTGCCGCCCACACAAAGAAGGCAACTCCTAGAAGGTGATTGGGATGTTGCAGAAGGTGCAGCCTTCACAGAGTTTGATAGAAATGTTCATGTTGTTGAGCCTTTTGATATTCCTTTACATTGGGAACGCATAAAAGGCATTGACTATGGTTACGCTTCAGAATCAGCTTGTGTTTGGGGAGCCGTAGACAAAGACGATGGCACACTTATAATTTATAGAGAGTTATATCGCAAAGGTCTACTAGGCACCGACCTAGCCTTTATGATTACTGAAATGGAGCTAAATGATCCAATGAGTGTTCCGGGCGTACTAGATACAGCGTGTTGGAACAGAACGGGGCAAACAGGCCCAACAGTAGGAGAAACACTTGTCAAAGCTGGACATAAGCTAAGACGAGCAGATAAAAACAGGGTTGCAGGAAAAATTCAAATCCACGAATACCTGAAGTTACAGCAAAGCGGAAGGCCCAAATTACAAATATTTAATACTTGTCCTAACCTGATACGCGAACTTCAAAGTATTCCTCTGGATAAAAGCAATCCTGAAGATGTAGATACCAAGGCATCAGATCACGCATATGATGCTTTGCGTTATCTTATTATGGCTAGGCCAAGAGTACACGATACTTATAGCCAAATACGGGACTTTCACAGAGAAACTATTTATCAACCAGCAGATGGAACATTCGGGTACTAATGAAAAACAAAATATGGCGACCACTAAATACTTGGGGTATTTATAGTTTAGGTATTGTAACGGGTTGGACTTTGATATATAGTATTGTAAGCTTAACACCCATAGGATAATTATGTCAGAATTTGAAAACACACTGATACAAAATGCTGATAATATTTATTTTGAAGAAGCTGAAGGCGAAGACGGTTTAACCTTAGAAGCAGATTCTCAAATTAAATCAAATCTAGCAGGCCTTATTGAAGCACGGTACGCCGATGCTCAAATGGCTAGAGATTCTGACGAAAATCGTTGGATTACGGCTTATCATAATTTTAGAGGAATGTACCCTAAAAATATACGTTTCCGTGAATCTGAAAAGTCCCGTGTCTTTATTAAAGTTACTAAGACCAAAGTGCTTGCTGCTTTTGGTCAGCTTGTAGATGTTATTTTTGGTACAGGTAAATTCCCTATTGGCGTTACGCCTACACATATTCCAGAAGGTGCTGCTGAGTATATGCACCTTAGCTCAGAAGCTTCACCGGGAATTGAAAGCGCAGTAGCTCCTACGCCACCAACGCCTACAGAAGAAGCTGAAGAAGAGCCTATGGGCGTAGGTTACAAAGGAGATGGTCGAGTATTAAAGCCGGGAGCCAGAATGTCTACTGGCGAAGGTATTTTTGAAAATTTTGAAAACAATGAAAAACTAACTTTTGAAGCAGGCCCGTCACCAATTCCAGAAGCGCCTGAGATTGCACCCGTAAAAGATGCTGCAAGAAACATGGAGCGTCTGATTCACGATCAAATTGATGAGTCAAATGGTTCTACCGAACTTAGAAATGCAATGTTTGAAGCAACTTTGTTTGGTACGGGTATTGTAAAAGGGCCGTTTAACTTTAATAAAGTTTTACATCGTTGGGCAAAAACAGAGGATGGGCGTGACTACGACCCTTCTTTTGTACGAGTACCACGAATTGAATTTGTCAGTGTTTGGGATTTCTTTCCTGATCCTAATGCTACCTCCATTGAAGAATGCGAATACGTTGTTCATCGCCATAAGCTAAATAAATCTCAGCTTAGGGCACTACGACGAATGCCTTACTTTAATGAAGACGCCATCAGAAACTGTTTGATGATGGGGCCAAACTACACAGAACAAGATTACGAGTATGAGCTAAAAGATGATCAGCGTATGTCTGATATGGGCGCTAGTCGCTTTGAAGTTCTTGAGTATTGGGGATTGATGGATGTTGAATATGCCAAAGAAATTGGCATGGATATTCCAGACGATGTTGACTCTTTGGACGAACTTCAAATCAATGCGTGGGTATGCAATGGCTTTGTGCTTAGGGCAGTTGTAAATCCTTTTACGCCTTACCGTATTCCATACAATGCTTTCCCTTACGAGCGTAATCCTTATTCGTTCTTTGGTATTGGCGTTGCAGAAAACATGAATGACAGTCAGCAGATTATGAATGGTCATGCACGAATGGCTATTGATAATCTGGCGTTAAGCGGCTCGCTAGTTTTTGACGTAGACGAGACTATGCTTGTTGGCGGTCAAAGCATGGAAATTTATCCCGGTAAAGTATTTAAGCGTCAGTCAGGTATGCCGGGACAAGCCATTCATGGTCTACGCTTTCCAAACACATCACAAGAAAATATGATGATGTTTGATAAGTTTAGGCAGCTTGCTGACGAACAAACAGGCATTCCTAGCTACTCACACGGTCAAACAGGTGTGCAGAGCATGACACGAACAGCTTCAGGAATGTCCATGCTGTTAGGCGCAGCATCACTAAACATAAAGACAGTTGTAAAAAATCTGGATGATTTTTTGTTAAAGCCTTTAGGCAAAGCTTACTTTCAATGGAATATGCAATTCTTTGAGGGTGCTTTAGATATTGAAGGTGATTTAGAGATTCGGGCTATGGGTACTAATAGCCTTATGCAAAAGGAAGTGCGAAGCCAACGTCTTACAATGTTTCTTCAAACCGCTCAAAACCCAGCGATTGCTCCTTTTGTTAAAATGTCAAAACTTATTTCAGAGCTTGCATATAGCTTGGATCTTGATCCTGATGAAATTCTTAATGACCCTGAAGAAGCAGCCCTTGCTGCCCAAATTATAGGAATGCAAAATAATGCTGGACAAACAGATGGCGAACAAGCTGGCCCCCTTGGTGAACAACCCGGAATTATGGGAGCCAATGAAGGAGCACCTGATCAACCTACGGATGTTGGAGTTACAGGCACTGGCGATGGCAACATCGGAACAGGAGATGTTCCGCAAGCAGGGGAAAGCGAGTTCTCTGGCTAACTTGCTAACATTACAAGAACAAGTCAATCAAAGACAAAAGGAAGATTAAGATGCCACAACGAGGATTTCTGGCGGCGACATGATGAACGCACAAACACTTGTTGATGTTGTTAATAAGACTCTACTAGATTCAGATCAAAAAGAACAAGTTGATAAGTGGAACAAAGAAAAACCAAAAGAATTTACTACAGCAATAACTAATATAAAAAAGGCTATGCCTAAAGACGAAAACGAAGTTGAAGATGAAGAAGAAAGCACTCGTTCTGGCAAAGCTGAAGGATCTTTAATGGTTCCTCCTGAAATGGCAATTGCTGTTTCTGTACCACCTAAAGATACTTACGACAACATTAGTTCAAAAGAAGAAAAAGAAGAATCTAAAAATATGCTTCCAGATGATGATATGGAAGAAGAATATGTAGAGTTTATTACAGAAGAAATTCTTACTGAAGATGAACAAGAATATTTATTTAAGGCTTTAGATGACGATGATCGTCTTGAAGAAATTTTAAATAAAGTAATGATTAATGCAACAGAATTTTCTGGTGCTGGCACAGTTGAGGGGCCGGGATCAGGAATATCAGATTCGATACCAGCAAGGTTATCGGACGGTGAATTTGTATTCACCAAAAAGGCCGTTGATCAAATTGGCGCTGACAAACTCCAAGAAATGATGGACGAAGCAGAACGCGAATATGACAACGGACGTAAAGGCAAAGCACTTGGAGGCATGGCATCAGATAATATGTATAATCAACCAGAAGCAAGTCTAATGGGAAATTATACGATGCCAAATCAACAGGCGAATCAACAATCAAAGGATATTGATCGTCAGATGATGTATGCGAGTAAAGTGCCAAGTCTACTTAATCAATAAGGCTACCTAGAGTTTTCTAGCCCCTTATTACAATAATAACCTTGAGGCCACCTTGTAGTATCAAGACCCTGTGTTACTAAGCGCAATAACACAGCCACCTTGAAAGACAACAAGCCCCATAAAGGAGAAGTGACATGAGTGAAGAACAACTTGAAACGCAAGTGAATCCGTACAACCAAAAAAAGAACTGGCACACCCCCGATGGGCCTGCTGTTCAAAGTGCAGATTCATTGTTTTTTGAGGAAGCAGAAGAGGCTACTTCCGAAGATAGCGGAACCCCTCAAAAAGGAAATGCTCCTCGTACCAATTATAAAAAACGGTATGATGATCTAAAAAAGCATTATGATCAGAAATTGTCAGAGTTTAGACAACGCGAAGAAGAACTTCAAGCTATGGCTCAAGCTACGATTCCGCAGTACCAGCCACCTAAAAGCACAGAAGATCTTGAAGCGTTTAAACAACAATATCCTGATCTGTATGATACCGTCGAGACAGTTGCACATCTGCGTAGTGCAGAGCAGCTAAACGCTCTTCAACAAAAACTATCAGTATTTGAAAAACGCGAGCTAGAAATTAGCAGGCGAGATGCTGAAGGAATGTTGAAGTCTCGTCATCCTGACTTTGAAGATATTCGGGGCGATGAGCGGTTTCACGAATGGGCTAAAGTTCAGCCGCAAGAAATTCAGCGGTGGATTTATAACAACCCAGACGATGCTAATTTAGCAAGTCGTGCAATAGATCTTTATAAAATGGAAAACAATATTGCGATTAATAGAAAGTCTTCTGGACAGTCACGACCTTCAAAGTCCAATGCTGCGGATATGGTTTCGACAAAAACAACAAGTGTCGAACCTCAGTCAGCTAAAATTTGGACGCAACGGGAAATTGCTGCTATGTCCTTAGATGACTATGATCGTTTCGAAGAAGAAATTGATTTAGCCATCAAAGAAGGACGAGTAGCAAAATAACTATTTGTCTTTTTTAGGAGTAAATTAATATGGCTTACAACGTAAGTGATCAATATTTTGAGCCAGCAACTGATACCGATGCTAACTTTGCCAACTCGGTTGCGGGTCAAACTAACTCATTCTTCCTGCCTGCTGTCTATAGTAAGAAGGTACTTAACTTCTTCCGAAAGTCATCAGTCTGTGAAGCCGTAACCAACACCGACTACGCTGGTGAAATTGCATCTTTTGGTGATAGCGTTAAGATCATCAAAGAGCCGACCATTACTGTTTATCAGTACGAGCGTGGTCAAGACGTAACGCAAACCAAGCTGACCGACCAAGAGCTTACTCTTGTTGTTGATCGTGCAAACGCTTTCAAATTCATTGTCGATGACATTGAAACGAAAATGTCTCACGTAAACTTCAAAGAAGTAGCATCTTCTTCAGCAGCTTACGCTCTGCGTGACGCATTTGACGAAGGCGTATTCAGCATCATGCAAGCTGGTTTGTCTGCTTCTACACCCGATCATATCATGGGTGCTGATGCTGCTGCTGGTACTGGTGGTGTAACTGAAACTACTGCTTCTATTGACTTGGGCTTTGCTTCTGGTGAAGCTGATCCTCTGGATCTTCTTGCTCGTATGGCTCGTTTGCTTGACGATGAAAACGTCCCAGAAGATGGTCGCTGGGTAGTAGCTTCTCCTGACTTTTATGAGACTCTTTCTCAAAGCGCCTCTAAGCTGTTGTCAGTAGACTACAACGCTGGTCAAGGCTCTATCCGTAATGGTCTGGTAAGTTCTGGCAAGCTGCGTGGATTCTCCATGTACAAGTCAAACAATATGCCTGCTACCTCTACGGCTACTGGCTTTATGATGGCTGGTCACATGAGCGCCGTTGCAACCGCACAATCTATCACTAGCACTGAAGTCCTGCGGGATCAGTCTAGCTTTGGTGATATTGTTCGTGGTCTGCACGTTTGGGGCGGTAAGGTTCTGCGACCTGAAGCTCTGATTGGTGCTTACTACACTATCGACTAATAATAGTCTAGCTGGGGGGTTTTATGCCTTTAGTTTCAACACCAAATAAACCTATCACTATGAAGTTAAAAGAACACCAGCGAGGGCGTTACCGTAAGGTAGACCATCAAAAGTATTCTGATAACTACGATAAGATATTTGGAAAAAAACAAAAGCAGCCCCCCACTGCTAATTAATTTAAAAGGAGACTATTATGAAGCGTAAGAAGTATCAAAGCGGTGGTTTTGATCCTAAGCAAGTGTCAAAGTCAGCAGTGATGCCAAAACAAGCCTTACCTCCCGGCGGCGGCAAGCCTAAAGTTTTAAAGCCAACCATACAGGTTTTTAACCCACCTAAAGCAAAAACAGGCGGAAATACGCCAAAGCCTAAGTCTGTGCGTCCTGCACCGCGTCCGAAGGCACCTGTGCGTCCTACACCTCGTCCTGCCACACCCAAGACAGGCGGTGTTACGCCTCGTCCAAACATGGGCAGTGTTAGCAGATCAGCAGTAATGCCGAAAAGCGAGTCGGGCACTGGCCCTACTAGTCGCCTTAAGAGTCGTCCTGATCGCAGCGGTATGCTAGGAGCAGTAATGGAGCGAAGCGAAACTCCAAGGCTTCCTTCTGGTCGTCCCGGTAAGCGCCCACTTCGTCCAATGGGCCGTTCTGTAGGTCAAGGTCGCCGTGGTCGTGTACGCCGTAATGAAGGTGGTATAACAGATTTTTCCAGTATTTTTGATATGGAAAAAGGTAAGTAATAATAAAAGGAGATTAGTATGGCGAGTGGAGTTAAACATTATTTAAAAGATGGTACAGTCTGGAAAGGCTCAAGCCATAAAATGCCTAATGGAAAACTTCACACCCATAAAAATCATACTAAAACAAGTCAGCCCTTATATCACTATAAAGATTTAGGCGCTGCTGCACGAAAAAGAACTGGAAGAAATAGATAATGGCTACAACATATTTACAGCTAACTAATGAATTGTTGCGCGAGTTAAATGAAGTAGCTTTGACTTCTAGTAATTTTTCATCGGCTATTGGGGTACAGGCTCATGTTAAAGACTGCGTTAATCGCGCATATCTTGATATTGTGCTTGAAGAACCCCAATGGCCTTTTTTATCTGTAGGTACAAGCGGATCTACAGATCCTATGTATGGTAATACATATATTGAAACAACTGCTAATACTCGTTGGTATGAATTAAAGCCTGCCAGCGATTCAATTCTAGATGACTATGGTTATATAGATTGGGACAATTTTTATTTGACAACAGTAGGCGTTACAGGAGAAACAGCGCCTTACGTTGCTAAAAACTTAAAATTTACTACTACCGAAGAATGGAAAGATTTTTATCGTACCAGCGAAAATGCTGATGATGCTGAAGATGCTAATGGTGGCGAACCTCGACGAGTTATTCGTAGTCCTGATGGACGTATGGTAGGTTTAAGTCCAATACCAGATAAAGTATATCGTATTTGGTTTTATGCTTACTTGCAGCCTACACAACTTTCAACCTATAGCGATACAATTGTTTTTCCAGATGTTTATAAAATTGTTTTGCTCTCAAGAGCAAGATATTACATTCATCAGTTTAAAGAAAATATTCAACCCGCAGCCTTAGCAAACGAAGAATATCGAAGAGGCCTTAAACTAATGAAAGCTAATTTAATGGTTCCAGAACCTTTTTACATGAAAGATGATCGCGTGAGGTTTGTTTAATGTCTCAGCCATTTGGCTTTTCGTCTAAAGGAGGTTTAAATACTAATTTAAACTCTTTGGAACTTTTGGGTCAGCCGGGATTTGCTACAGTTTTAACAAACTTTGAAGTTGACTCAGACGGTGGGTATCGTCGTGTAAGCGGCTTTACAGCCTATGGTGGCGCTTCAGCTACAAGGCCAGAAACAGCCACGCCTATTCTTGGTTTATATCCGTATGCGCTTGGTTTAGTAGCTGTTGTAGGCTCTTCTATTTACTATACAGAAGACGGAATATCTTGGACACAAATAAACTATAACACAACGCATACTGGAGTTACTGAAGCTAATTTAAGCTCCCAAACAGAACTAGATCGACCAAACCAAGAACAAGCGCAGTTTGTTTTAACTAGAGCGCCGACAGCCCATACAGACAACGAGTATGGCTCGCTTACAATTGCAACTGGCGCAGATAAGATGGCTCATTTTCATATAGATGGTACAGGAGCATCAAGACTTTTTATTTATCAAGAAATCTCTACGCCTGCGGCGGGAAGATATATTGAAAGCCTTGATAAGCATTTGGTTGTTGTAGATACTGAAAATGAACCTAGCACTGTTTATTGGTCTAAAACAAATGATGATAGAGACTTTACAGGTACGGGTTCTGGCTCCGCAGCCATTTCTGATAGAATTACAGGAATAAAAAGCTTCCGTGATTCTTTGTATATTTTTTGTCAAAACACTATTCATCGTTTAGATGATATTAATGGCAGCCCTGCAATTGTTCAAATTACAAACAATATTGGGTGCTTGAGTGCTTATAGCATTCAGGAAATTGGTGGCGACCTTTTGTTTCTTAGTCCAGACGGTATTCGTTCTGTGGCAGCAACCGCACGAATTGGTGACGTAGAGCTAAGTTCATCATCGCGCCAAATCCAAAAAATTATTGGCGACTTGGGAAACTCTATTGATACTTATACAATAAGTAGCTGCGTTGTTAGAGACAAGTCACAATATCGTTTATTTTATTCTGGGCCTGCTCAAAGCCCATCAGATGCTAAAGGCATTATTGGAACTTTTACAGGTCAAAATTTTGAATGGTCTGAAACAAAAGGTATTCAGGCTTTTGGTTTAGTTTCTGCACTAGATATAGATGGAATTGAAAGAATATATCATGGTGATAAAGATGGTTATATTTATAATCACGACACCGGAAGCAGCTTTTTAAAAGAGGGTTCAGAACAAAATATACTAGCAACTTATGAAACTCCAGACCTTGATTTTGGAGATATTGGAACTAGAAAAACTATAAAATATATTAGAATTTCTATTTCTCCAGAAGGAAGTGTTACACCAGTTTTACGTTTAAGATATGATTATAAATCAACAGACATTCAACAACCAAACGATTATAACATAACTGGTATTCCTCTGCCTGCAATTTTTGGAACTTCTGTTTTTAATACAGCAACATTTGGAGGCACCAATGACCCTATGGTTCGTATACCCGTAGAAGGTTCTGGAAATACTTTAAGTTTACGCATAAGATCAGATGATACCAATCTACCTTATGCCATTAATGGTTTTTACATAGATTATATGCCATCAGGTAGGAGATAATAATGGCTCAAGACTATACACGACAAAGTACGTTTGCCGATGGCGATACAATTACAGCGGCCCTTTTTAACGATGAGTATAATCAGTTAGTAAATGTTTTTGCATATTCAAGCACAAGTGCGGCAGCTACCGGACACCGACATGATGGTACTGCTGCACAAGGCGGTAATATCCCACAAATTGGCGATTTAGATTTTAATAATAAAATTGTTGTAGACGATACTAATAATCGTTGGGGCTTTTTTGTAGAGGTCTCTAGTGCCGCTGTAGAACAAATTCGTGTCCAAGACGGAGCTATTGTTCCTGTTACAACAAATGACATTGATCTTGGTACAAGCTCTCTTCAGTTTAAAAATCTTTATATTGATGGTACTGCTACAATTGATGATTTGACTGTAGATGCTTCAGTGGTTATTGGAACTACTTTAAGTGTGAGCGGAACTACAACTCTTTCAGGTGATGTAACTCTTGGTAATGCGTCAGCAGATACTTTGGTTGTTACTGCTCTTGTAAATTCTAATTTTGTTCCTGAAACAGATAGTCTTTGGAATCTTGGCAGCACTTCACTCTATTGGGCAAATGCCTATGTAGATGCTGTTACTACTACAGGCAATGTAGCAATTGGTGGCAACCTTACTGTAACAGGCGATGCAACCATTAACGGTAATCTTACTTTTGGTAATGC